CCGTCCTTGGGTGAAGCGCGTGCTTTCGCACGTTTGCGTTTGACGCAGTCCGCTTACACTATTGCAAACGGAGTATAGCTATATGCCAACGAGTACTAAGGTCACATACGATAATACGAGGGTGAGCATCTACACGACTGAATCGTCGTGCTGCCCATCCCTTCCGTATTATTGTGACGCTGAAACTTACGGTGTATTGGCTCGTACGAAGAAAGTAATAGTGAGTAACAGTAAGTCGTCCCGTGTGAAGCCGAAGCCAAATGAGCTCTGGCGTCACCCCACTAATATGGACCCGCAATATACCGCGGAAACCATCTATGGGCGGGCGACATCAAAGAGTAAGGTGTTTACATCTTACTGCTATGACGGTAATTTTAATGCTACCGTCTATCGCGAGAGGACAGTTCAACTGACCCCGAGCGAGTTGATAAATGGCACGTTTCCAGATCCCTCATGGGAGTTACAGATGCGTCTGAAAATTAAAGATACGTCTGTAAATCTGGCTTCATCCTTTGCAGAGTTCGGTGAAACCGTTGGCATGTTAAAGCAATTTGCCAACATTGGTTTCGAAATATACCGAGATGTTCGTCACGGCCACTTCGACAGATTAATACGTCGTTATGGTCAATGGCAAAACATTCCTGCTGCGATCCTAGCTTTAAATTTTGGCGTAAAGCCATTAGCTAAGGATATCGCCGATTCGTGTGCCGCCCTGTCTAAAAAGGCAGAAGCACCAATCGTTAAGCGTTTTCATGTAAAAGCCAATGATTCAAAGGAGGAAACCTCCGGGATTGTTGACTATTCATGGAAAACAACTAAGTATGTTACCCTGTACGTTGAGTACGATCCGGTTAAATGGACCAGCATTACGCTAGGGAACCCACTTGAATGGGCTTGGGAAGTAATTCCCTTTTCCTTCATCGTCGATCAAATGATACCGATCGGCGACTGGTTGTCATCTTTAGATGCGCTTAAAAGTGTGAAGAGTACCATTGGTACTGTTACTACTAAACGGGAATACAAGGCTGTCGAGCACCCTACGGGGTATGACTCGATTGACGTCCTCCCCACGTACTCTTACAAAGAGCACAAAAGGGCGGTCGTTTCCGGTGTTCCCATTCCTCCACTGCCAACATATAAACCTTCCGGTAGCCTCATGTCTGTTTTGAATGACCTATCGGTGTTGGCACTTTTGCGTAGGTAACTACGTACTTTTGACCTGTTTCAGGTCTTTACCGGACTTCATGTCCAAATAAAGGAGAAAAGCTATGCCTTCTGCACAGCAAATCACACTGTACGACGGTCAGGCCACACCGGTTGCTCACGTATTTAATCCACGTGGGCAGGTCGGTCCATCGCTAACCACCTTGGTGAACGATGAATCTACCACCTCTGCGGGCTCGATGAAGTTTGCTTTGGGCTTTTCCGGCCCTAGCAACGAACGCAAGACTAACCGCGTTCGTATAACTTTCTCGATGCCTCACGAGGCTACCGATGCTGACGGCGTAACTCGCGTCGCCTATACGGGGCGCTTCAACGCTGACGTCATCATCCCAGAAGAGATGACTTCTGCTGAACGTGCGGACCTAGCGGCATTCTGTTCGAATGCCGTGGCTCACACAATCACGCAGGGCTACGTAGCTGACCTGGACCCAATGTACTAAGTGTATGTTGGTCCTGGTTCGCAAAGTAGCGACGTTCCTGTTCTTCTGCCTTACCCGGTGCCCGCGAATTAAGCGGTATACCGGCAGGTCTAAGTAGGACAGGTTTATCATAATCCTTTGATAACACCGTTGAGGAGTAACGCCATGTCAAGTGGTTTAACCGTTGACCTTAGCTCCAAGTTGAACCTGGAGCTTTCCTTTACACAGTCTGTGTGCCGTATTGTTGACACCCCTAGGGCTTTAACTGTCTGGCTGCTCATAGAATATCATGAGTATGACCAGCTTGCGGACTTATCGTGTAACCCGTTGCACTATCGAGAGCATAATTCATATGCCGACGACGTGCTTGTTACGGATTTAATGCGAAAGTCGCAGTTTTTGCCCCTGGAAGTTGACAAGCACCAGGCTGCTCTTACCGCGTTTTACGATGCGGAGAGGCGTTGTGGCCAGACGAACGAACGTTTAGCAAGAACGAAGGTTGGGGGACTTCCCCCTGATCTCGAACGAGCACGTTCAATTATCTGGAAAATACTTGGCCCTTTGACCGAGGGCGATCTTGCTTTTGTAGAAGACCGCTTTAGGTTTGGACCGGGTGCCACAACAGCTGTAACTGGGGTCGGTAGTGTGACTTCAGATAAATTTGATGCTAACATGCATCTTACCTACGGGCTTATCCCCTTCTATAAGGCGCTTTTAGGGCAAACCTGGTGGGAACACCAGGCAGAACCCAGTGTCCAAGAGGGAAATAAGTTCACATCAGTCCCCAAAACATCAAAGACGAACCGCGGTATCTGCGTTGAACCCACGCTGAATATTTTCTTCCAGCTTGGGGTAGGCGCTCTTATCCGCGATAAGTTAAAAAGTTTTGGGATCGATCTCAATAGTCAGAAAAGAAATCAATATCTGGCTAAGCATGCTTACTTTTGGGATCTTGCAACAATAGATCTCTCGGCCGCCAGCGATTCGCTGGCATATATGACCGTTGTAAGTCTGCTCCCACCTCGGTGGGTTGAACTACTCGAAATTGCCCGTTCAACTAAGACTTCGGTCGAAGGACAATGGGTTTTGCTCGAGAAGTACTCCTCTATGGGTAATGGTTTCACGTTTGAGCTTGAGTCGCTAATTTTCGCGGCTGTTGCTTACGCGTGTTGCGGATCGATGAAAAATCTGTCCGTATACGGGGATGATATTATTGTCCCCGCAACCAAATCCATAAGAGTGATCGAGGCGCTGGAGTTTCTAGGCTTCAGCGTTAACTACTCAAAGAGCTTCCTGGCAGGTTGCTTCTTTGAATCCTGTGGAGAGGACTTCTTTATGGGTAGGCCAGTTCGGCCGTTTTACCTTAGGAAGTCAAAAGACTCTCACCTTCCGTACGTTTTGCAAGTTGCTAACGCACTCAGGATGTACGCGCACAAAAGGAATCACGGCTTTGGTTGTGATTCTCGCTTCCGGGCGTTATGGCTGGTCTGTTATAAGGCCGTGCCAAAACCATGGAGGTTGTGTAAAGTACCGTCGACCCTAGGAGATACAGGTGTTATAGTCTCCCTCGCAGAACGCGGGGGTGTACGAAAACCTTGTAGATCCGGGGTACGTGGTATTGAAGGAGTCGAAGTACGTAGTGTAAAGTTACTACCAAGAAAAGTCCGAAAGGATTCACTTGGTCTTTACCTATCTATGCTTCAGAACGCAGGGCGTACCAGCATGGCTACATACGGAGCTGAACCCCGTAGAGGCCTTTTTGGCAGGTACGTACTAGGTTG